GCCAAAAAGCGAAGATCAGGACGTGCAAGCACTGCCCCATTGTTTTTTACACCTACAATGACGGTGTTAAGCTCCTGTGATCGGTTTGACCCGAAGACAGCCACGGCATCTGAAACCTGTCTAGGTTTCCAGCATCGTGTCCGCGCAGCGACAATTCGCGCGGTTTCATTTATTTGCGAGTTCTATGGGAAGGACGCTTGTGTACGAGTGCCACCGGTTAACGGTACCTGCACCGAGTACACATCCCTCCTAAAGAAATCGCTCAACGTTTTTCTTATTTCTTGCCTGAACGGAAGTCCCGTCCCAGGCCTAAATTTTGAAACCTCCATGTCTTTCAGCGCTTCTATTGCCTCGGTCACCAAGGGGTGGCCCGATAGTTGCGACTGCATGTCAAAAGACCTAGAGGATGAATTAAAAGAACGATTGAGACATAGGAAAGATGTACCTCCGGGTTATCTGGAGCATGTTAGGGATATTGTTTTTGAGATTTTTCCAAAGGGTATAAGTATGAAGGAATTTGAAAGGCAGGCCTTACGAGTGACCCCCCCCTTTTCGTCGACCGTTGAAGCAGGTCGGAAGGAGGGCGGTAGCTACTCATCGTGGGCGGGACGTAGAGAGGACTATATTAGTCAATTGGAGAAGCCGGCATTGGTTCATGAGCCATCTTTTATGGTCGCCAAGTCTGCCGGAAAGCCCCGTCCTCTCGTCAAGAACCACAGTTCCTACCTTCTTTTGAGACCTTTACACACAGCTATATACGATCACCTCTCGAGACAGTCTTGGCTCCTTAGAGGTCCGCCTTCTAGAAAGAAGTTCCTCGGCGCCGGGTTCCTTCCCGGCTCCGATATTCTTTCCGCGGACTTCACGGCGGCCACGGACAACTTGTCAATTGAAGTCTCTGAGGCAATCGTTGATGCTTTAGCGTTTAGGTCTAGCTCTTCATTAGCTCCTTTGTTTAGTGAATTAAGGAAATCGTTGAGGCCGTCTATTAAGTTTTCTGACGGATCCTTCGTGCCCGAACGGGGCCAGATGATGGGGAACTTGGGCTCGTTCCCCCTTCTTTGCCTGCAAAATTATGCGGCTGCACGATGGGTTGATAAACTGATAGGAAAAGGGGAGACACCGAAGCTAATTAATGGTGACGATCTTGTCGCCCAGGTGTCAAAAGAGTGGCTTCAAACCTATCGTAGGGAGGCCCCGCGCATCGGATTGGAACTTAACGAGAAGAAGACCATGTATTCGAGGTATTGTTTGACAATAAACTCGACGTACTATACTGGTAACTTCAAGTTGATCCCTTTCGTTAGGGCAAAGGGGCTTACCTGCCGAGACCCTCGGATGGTAGGTTCAGTTATGAACGAAATCCTTTCACCTTACCGCTCCGTACGCCATACCCGTTATGGTCGTCTAATTCGTCATCTTTGCTTCTTTTTTTCCCGAAGGATACGGGCCTCTGGCCTGACGCTCTGGAGCCTTGGGCTCAACGTCAGGAGGGGCTTTGAGTACTTTATCCCTAGGTTCTTAAGGAAGCGCGAGAAGGAACGATCCGGCCATCCGTATCGCCCGCCATTTGCTGACGAGTCTCCGATGAGACCAGTACTTGAGGAGTTTTCAGACTCCGACATACTGGATGAGTCAGAGGTCTCTGAGGCTATGGTGGCGAGTCACTGGGATTCTGGCGTTTTTGTTCCCACGGAGCGGTTAAAAATGAAGGACGTGAAAGAGAGGCTAACAAAGGAGAAGATGGGACGTGTTGGTCTGTTAGGTATGAGGAGAACTCTTGAGCGACTCTCAGAGCCTCCCCCTGTTGAACAGAAAACTTGGATTCCGAAGGCACTTGCTGATTGTTATAATCTCGTGCACACTAGGACTAGGCTAGACGGTATGTTTATCGTCTATGACGCCTGCCCTATTTGTGAGCGAGTACAGCATGTGCTGGCCTTG